AACAGTGTCGCTGAGGATTTCGGAGTCACCCGAGAGATCACCGAAGAAAGGCAGGTCAATGGTTTTGCCGCCTTTGTTGAATTCGGCCTCAATGGCACCATTGGTGGTCATCAGGCCAGAAGTAACAAGAACGTTGCGATCTTGCACTTCTTCTTGCTGATAGCCGAGGAAAAGTTCGGGGATCAGCGGAACACCTGCGAGAAGCATGGCTCTAGCTCAAGAGAGAGTGATGATGGATTGACTGCGGTCAAACCGCAAAAGAATTTGCGAGCGAAAAGGGCACAGCCCTGTTCCAAATTTCAGAGCAAAACAAAGCACAGCAGAGTTTCGCGGTCTGTCACAGAACGTGGCACCGCCACTCCTGCTCGATGGGGCACCGCCCCTATGCAACAGATACTAGCGCTTTTTCTTCGGTTTGCGCTTTTTTGCTGTTTTGGCAGCTGCGCGAAAATCACTCGCAGATGGAGCACCAGGATCGCCAGGCTTGCGCATTCTTTCCTTGCTGCCAGATTCAATGCGCTCACGCTTAGCGTGAATTGAAGCATATAATCCAGGCGATTTTTTCTTTTTGGAAGCCATTTGATCAAAGCTACTGCTCAAAGTCTACGGCCAGGTTGCCATCTTCATCGCCAAGATACCTAACAACAGCCAAGCAAACAGAGTAGAACATTTCGCCCGGAAAATTGCTTTTCATTTTATTGACGATGTTGCACACAAATATCGTATTTTCCTTGGTATATCCCTCGCCACTGTCTATTCGCTCAATAGAAACACTATTTGGCAGATTTGGCTGTGTGGTCATCTCCCATCCTGTGTAGGCGCATATTCCCCCTTGCGCATCCCAGGCCGCGCAAAGATCATCGGCAGTTATCGAGAATTCCTGGCCACGTTTTTTTGAACTTTCACGACAGCATCTAAGAAATGTTTTGACCCTTCCCTCAAAAGTGCTGTATTTCTTTTCAAGAGAGCGCCTACCCCCCTCTCTGCAACACTGCTTGCACCACGAATGATAGCCGTCGGATGTTTGCTTGTGCTTGAAAAAATTACTTACATGGCTAATCGCTTCGCATTTTGCGCAAATTTTTTCTTGGGTTTCAGGAAAAAAGAAAGCTCTTTTGGAGTTGTTGGCGTACCTGGAGCGCTCTGGAGTCGGAATCAAGGGTCTGTATCGAATCAAGCCAAAGACTAGCGTACAGACCCATTGATTACCTCATTTCTTGGCACCTTTCTTGGGCTTGCGAGTCATGCCCGCTTCAGACATTGCAATGGCGCGAGCCTGAGCAGGAGAGGTTACTTTTTTGCCCGAGCTGGATTTCAGCGTACCCGCTTTATACTCACGCATGACTTTGCTGATTTTCTTTTCAGCTTTGGTTTTCTTTTTCATGACAGGCAGAAAAACATGAAATCAGTCTAGCTGTCACCACAATTCGCGATCAGCCCAATATGCAGCTGACATTTTTCCGCGTGCAATATTTTTTGCGTGACGGGCACGAAAGAACGCACGACGCTCTTTCGATTGCTCGTCTTTTCGGTTGCCCGCAGTCGTCATATTTGCATCGCCAAAACGAATCAACTTATATGTATCACCCTCTTTTGCCATGACAACGCCTTTCTTGGTCGGATGATTCGGCGTGCGCTTAGGTGAATTTACGGCGGTGAGGCCATTCTTTTTCATGGCCGCTTTGACGCGCTCTGGGATCGCCATGTCTCTGGAAGCTCTTTCCGCCAGAATAGCGCCAAAAAAAATACCCCCCTTGCGGGAGGCATCGGCTTCAACCACAGAACAAGTCTACAGTCATTTGTTGAAGACGCGACCCATGACAGGATCAAGTTTTCCTGAAGCGCGAGCTTCATTGATCAGGCGACGAGCACGCTCGGGATTATCTTGCATGATCTTCGCTGCTTCCGTTGCATTTACGGAACCGGTCGCAAACGGATTGTTTGCAGACATGGCGGCGCTTGAGCGAGGAGGAGTCATGCCAGATCCGCTTGCACCACTGCCACGGAAATACAGCGAATACTCATCATCTTCGCGAAGACGAGAAACTGCATCACGCAAAGCAACGGGATTGTCTTCAGGGCCAAAGACAACAGTCGTTTCGTCATCAAGTAGACGAAAATCGCCCTGCATCAACTTGAACAAATGCTGAGGGCGGCTGCATTCAGCTTTTGAAAGCTCATCGCGAACAAGCTGCTCAAGCTTGCTGTGACGACGATGCTCACGCTCTTTGTTTGCAACCTCTTCAGCCGCTTCTTTTGCTTTGCGCAAATCAGCAAGCTCTTTGCGAAGGGAAGTGAACTGCGCCTTCATCGCCTCGGTCATGGCGTCCGAGGGCACCTGACCCGCCGACTGCCCCTGCTGGGCGGCCGGTGCGGCAGGAGCTGGTTCCTGGGGCTCCTGGGGCTGCGTGCGCAGGCTGACGATCGCATGAGCGATCCCATCCTCGTCCAGATCGTCTCCCAGCTCGATGCCAGCAACCTTCAAGAAGGTATCGACCTGCTTTTTCTTTTTGAGGTCGCGGATCAGGCCTTCATTCGTTGCTTTCAGCCTGATCGCCTCGCTTTCTGCGCTGTTCTTTTGCTTCTGCAGGTCTGCGAGTTGCGCCAGGGCCTCTTCCAGATTCTCGGGAATGGCGGGTTTCGTCACGTAAAATCAGAACTTGACTCGTCAAATGATAGCACCAGTCGCCTCGTTTGGCTGTACGGTCGCTTCAGGGTTTTCCGTATCAAGACCCTCGCTGAGCGGCGAGCTGTTATCGACAGGGATCTGACCGCGATTTACAACCTGCCGCCCGGTCGCACCAATACCAAGATCTCTCGCGGTCTCGGTTCCGTCAAGCCCCATGTCGTCAAGCATGTTGGAAACACTAAATTCCGGCAGGCCTTCAAACATTTCGCCCGCTTCCAGCATTCGCAAGAACATGCCGATCGTAATGGCGTTGCTGTCCTTGAACAAAGAGCTGAGCGCCATAACTTGTTGCGAGTGAAGCTTGACCGGAATGAAGTTTTTGCTGATTGCGACGCGCACTTCTGAGAATTTGCGATACGCGGAGGCGTACAGCAGGGCTCGGTTGATCGCATCCTCAAGGGACTGCACGAGTACCGCAAGCTGAGAATCGCTCTGAGAGCGGTCCAGGAGCTTCGCGAAGCCGCTTTCCGCCTGAGTCTTGCCCGTAGTCATGGCGACGGCAGCAAGCCGCTCCATGGCCGACTCAATGCGTTTCAGGTTCTCAAGGGTGACGGAGGCGCCCTCCATCGAAGCACTCATCAAATTGTACTTTGCATCAGGATTTTGCGAGAAAAGAGCGCGACCGGCACCAGCTTTGATTTCATCATCAGGACGCACGCCCGTACCTGTAAGAATTGGCGAGGAAGTCAAGTGAATTGACTCTGCAAGGTCAGCGGACACCGCCCAGTGATGCAAGTTAAGGCGTGAAATATCAAAAAGCAGGGGGCGCCCACGGAAAAAGGCTTCTTTTTTGCCGCCAAATACGGGAACAAACGGAATAAACGACACAGATAGATAGCTTGTATCCTCAAGTGAGTATTTATCGACATCGCCCGGAGTATTCATCTTGGCGTAAAGGCGACAACGAACACGCTCGGTCGAAATCATGCGCTCAGGCGTGTCGCCAAGCACTGAAACATTGTTGTCTGCGAGAGAAACAATGTCATAAACACGCACAGCTGGCACAACTTCTTCAAAGAATTCGTTGTCAATGCTCTGGCGACGAATTTCTGACTTCACTCGCAAGTAAGTCGGGAAGGCACCGAAGATATTTTGATCGCCAATCTGTGCATTGAATATGTCATAACGACATTCAAGCACCTGATCCATGCGCATAAGCACAAAATAGGGGCGAGGATTGAGTAGTTTCTCCTCGGCCGCAGTCAAATTCTCTGGAAGCTTCGGGTATTCAACCCAAATTGCAGCTACGCCCCCATCAAGAGCTTCTGTAAAGACTTCTTTTGTGAAAGAGAGTAGAGAATGACCCTCCAGGTCAACATCATCAAAAAAATTACCCCAGTCAGTTGGAATATTCTCTGGCAGTGACACGCCTTTGCGCAGCGCTGTGCCCGTTACAAGGTCACGAAGGTGTGCGTAGTAGTTCTGAAAGCTGCTTTGGGCGCGTGTTTTGCGCACTTCGTAGCTTTTTTGTTCTTCTAGATAGTCTTGGGGGAGGTATTCGGATGATGCTTCAACTAGGCTGAACTCGGGAAGCGTGCAATATCGAATCGGGGCGAGACGTGCAATCTGTTCGGACTGCTCGATCGAGTAAGAATCGACCCCAACAACCCCTTCAATGGCCTCTTCGTACTCGGGATGACGCCGTTCAAAAGGCAGAACGAGATCATCTGCGGAGGGAACAAGGGAATTCGGGACGATCGCCACTGCCTTAGGGTCTTTTCAGACAGTGTAGCCCTACTCCTAACTATTTATCTCCAGCGTGGACGATTTGTTTGCGCAATTGCGCGTGGCATGGTCTGCCAAACTAGATAGCGAATAGAATCTCCCGCGTGCGAAAGATCATTTTTGCCGCCCTTCATTGGTTTGTAGCTCTCGTCATACCCCCAGTTCTCAAGACTTTGTATTGTTTCGTAGCAGGCTGTTGGGTTTACAAGCACTGCGCCCGCATGAATATGCAAGTTTGCGTGAGCAATGGTTTCTGCGACGGGTGGGTTGCGACGTTCCGCGATTACTTTGATGCCCGCGCCACGCAAAATGTCGTGATCGCTTTCTGTTGAGCTTGTGCTGGCGTGACTGCCACTGGCGTCAGGGAAGCAGGTGATCATGCCATTTGCAAGCTGACGAGGGTATTGGCGCTTGATGTACTCAACAAGATCAAAAGTCGTGCGACAAGTGTGTTCAGCAAAGATGTGCAGCATTTGACCCATTGGCCCTGGGCGCACAACGGCATAGCAAGATTGACTCTTGCCAATGTTGAAGTCTGCGCCGAACATGATGAGTTCGTTCGGCTCGGGATGAAAAACGCTTGTGCAATGCTTTTGACGATCGAATTCGTAAAATACAGTTGCTTGTGCGAGATTAACAAATTCGCCGTTGAGATAAGCTTCAATCAGGTTGGCGGGATAGGAATTTCTTAGGTTCTCAATGAAGCCCGGATCAAGGAAGGGGTTATCTGCAGTGCGAGCCTTGTAAAGTGCTTTCTCGTCTGATGACTCACGCACAAACATATTATACAAAGCTTTGTGCCCTTCTGGCGTAGACGCAAAGCAAAGCTGAGGACAGTTGCCCACACGAACACGACCTTGCAGTTTGATAATTGCTGCTTCAGCTGTTTGCGTCGAAACTGTATCAATTTCGTCAACAGTCATACTTGCAGCATTAACGCCGATCAGGCGATTGTAGTTTTCAAATGAACGCAGCAGGACTGGTGTATCGCCGCCCGGAAGTTTTAGAGTAAAAACAGGAAGTGGCGAGGTACGGAATTCATAAGGAATGCCGTAACGATCTAATACGTTCTGCCAGGCAGGAATTGCAACGTCTCTCAAGAGCGGAATAGTCGGCTCAAGAAACAAATGAGTGAAGCCTGGGCTTTTGAAACAAAGTAAGACTGACTTTGAAACTGCTGCGAAGCTTTTCCCGCTACCAAAGCCGCCGCACAGAGCGACGAGGCGATGAGTAAAGTCAGTTACGAATGGGTATTGATGAGGAAGCAGATCATTAATTATACGTGCTTCACAGGCTTTCGTGTCAAATGCAACGTTGTTCTTTTTTGAGAGCTTGCGAAGAGTTGAAATGTCTTCAAAGAGCCCGAGAGCATTGAGCGCTGCGCGATCGGCGTAACGTGAACTGCGCGATTTGGCTGGCACGCTTTCTACGGGAGAATCTTTGAGACAATATACAGGCTGATTGCGCAAGCAACAACATATACAAGAATTATTGCAAGGATTTTGCTTAAAGTCCGTGTGGAATGGGCAAAAAAAATATGGGGGGAGGGATATGACCCGACCCTCTAAAAAGTAGGTGACCCCCCGTAAGTTTCGGGGGGATTGTATAACTTCTGCGGTGAAATTATTTCAAGCGATCCTCACACCATTTGAGTGCGTGATCCCTGTTAAAACCTGCGGCGTTTTGTTCTGCCATGCAGGCTCCATAGGCTAGGTGGGCGTCAATCGCTTTGACTGCTGCCACGCTGCCGTGGCCGATGATGAGGCCTGAGAGGATGGCGAGGATGGGAGCGGCTGCGCTGTTCATGGGGTGAGGGGGTGAGGGGGTGAGAGGCCTGGCTGGCAGGCCCCTGGGCGGCGTTGTGCTGGAGATCAGCCAAGAGTCAGCGTGTCCGCTGACTGAATGACTGGCCGTTGTGCCCTATTAGCGATCTGTTGGGCGATCGCGGCTACGGCCTTAGGCTTGTTGCCGCTGGCCACCCACAAGCGGGCCAGATCTCCGAGGGGCAGCGGGCCGTTCTGCAGAACGGTAAGCGCCACTGTGTAGGCTGCCGCTCCGCGGCAGCTGTTCAGGCGTTCGCGGTGCTGCGGTTC